TTATTTGAGGAGAAGCATAAGTGATTGGATTTAATCATCTAGGGCGGCACGGTCGTCTGGGTAACCAGATGTTCCAGTACGCCGGACTTCGTGGCATCGCAGCAAAACATGGGTACGAATTCTGTATCCCTGCTAGTGACTTTAATGATGAGTGGACAGACCACCAGTTGTTTGAGGCATTCAAACTCACAGGTCTAACCAACATTGCTACCTGTCCTGGACCATATGTTCAGGAAGCAAGTTTCAAGTTTGACCAGAACTTGTTTGACAACATGCCTGATGGGCATAATGTATACGCCTATCTACAGTCAACAAAATACTTTGAGCATATCGAGAAGGAGATCCGTGAGGACTTCCAGTTTAAGAATAACATTCTCGATCCTTGTAAACAGATGGTCGCAACGGTAGAGAAACCTATTGCTCTACACGTCCGTCGTGGTGATTATTTGGTTAACTCTGATAACCACCCACCGTGTTCCAAGGAATACTATGACGCCGCGTTGGACAAATTTGATTCTGACCGTAACGTTATTATTTTTAGTGACGATCCTGCTTGGTGCAATGATCAGTTCGACGACGATCGTTTCCTTGTTTCCGAAGGCGGAGACAACCTTGCTGACCTTTGTATGATGTCACTCTGTAGTGACTTCATCATCGCCAACTCATCCTTCTCCTGGTGGGGATCCTGGTTGAGTGAGAATCCTGACAAGAGAATCATCGCTCCTAGCAAGTGGTTTGGTACAGGTTATACTGCGGCACACGATACTTCTGATCTATACTGCGACAACTGGGAGGTAATCTGATGTTAGAACAAAAAGAAATTGTACGCTATGGTCTAGAGCAGGCAACGTTTATGATCCCTTTGAGGATCGAGTCTGCTGATCGTATGCGTAACATCATTACTACGCTGATCTATCTTTGTAGAAACTTTAAGACAAATATTCTTGTCTACGAACTTGATCAGGAATCAATCTTTAAAAGTGCTGTTATTCCACAACTAGAGCAAGCTCTTCTTCCAGAAGAGATGGCTATGATTCATCATTACTTTGAGCAGAGTGATGAGTATACATTCCATCGTACTCGACTGCTCAATGAGATGACACTCATGTGTCGAACTCCGGTGGTAGTAAACTATGATAGTGATATTCTTCTACCTCAACTGAGTTATATCAAGGCAGTAGATTATATTTTGAATGGATATTTTTCTGAGGAAGGTGGCAAAGCAGAACCTGTCAAGTGTGTATATCCTTATGGATATGGCGAATATCAAATCCAATGTACTCCTACAGATGAAAGTGTAAGTGCCTTCATCAACTCAAACTTTAACTACGACGCTTTCGAGGGTCAATGTAAAAGGTGGGATGCCAAGTATGGATTCTGTCAGTTCTTCGACCGTGAAGAATACATCCGTCTTGGTATGGAGAATGAGAATTTTGTCTCCTATGGATACGAGGATGATGAGCGTTACATGAGATTTAATTCTCTGTCTAATACCATTAGATACAACGCAGACATCATGCATCTAGAGCACACTAGAACTTCCAACTCTTGGTTCACCAATCCACATATTGAGAAGAACAGAGCTCTTTGGGAAAAACTAAGGGTAATGTCTAAGGGTAATCTTGCTGAATATTATGACAACGTTGAGTACGCCAAAGCTAGAAGACAGGAAGCACTTGATAATGGACAAGAACAAAGCAGCACCGAAGCTTAAGAACTTTCCTTTTGTCCTGTGGTTGAACCTGGATCGATATCCAGACCGCCGCAAGTATATGGAAGAGCATCTTGCCTACTGGCAGATTGAGAACCACCATCGTATCACTGGTATTGATGGTAGTGACGATGCTACTGACAGACTGAAGGGCAGAGTTCCTGATAATATGAATCCTGGTGAGATTGGATGTGTTCTGACTCACCTGGAAGCAATTAAGTATTTTGTGAATGAGACTGACCTTGATGAGGTCATGATCATGGAAGATGATGTAGACCTGAACACTGCTAAGCACTGGGCATTTAAGTGGACTGAAGTTCGCAACAGACTCCCGATCAACTTTGACACCTGTCAGTTTACGATCATCAATCCTCAGGGTATTCATCTAAAACTACACCTAAGGTTTATCAATGACTTCTCTGCTGCTTGTTATCTTATCACTAGACATCACGCAGAGAAGGTGCTAAAGTTACACCAACGTGGTAACTTCTGGAAGATTGACCAGAACATTAAACCTCGTGCGGTGTCTGAGGATTTGATCCTAGATAGTGGCAAGGGATATGCTGTCCCGATCTTTAACTATAAACTCAACATGGGTTCTGCCATCCATGAGGAGCACATTGATATCTTCCATAAAGATAGTCAAGAAGGACTAGAGAACTACTGGAAACAAAACGGACAAGATATTAAACTTGAGGAACTAATGATCCTTGATGAATATGTTGGCAGACTACCACCCCAAGCATACGTACAGCAATGAGTGAACAGCAACCAGTTCAAATGAAATTCTATGATCACATCGGTGTTGCCGAAGGTCTGGTGACTCAAGAATTTTGTGACATTCTTATCCAAGCGTTTGAGCATTGGAATAAAATTAAGTATACCAAACAGGATTGTTATGGAAATACCACCTATAGTCTAGACTCTTTTGGGGACGGTGAACAGCAATTTCCCAACGGTCAGATGGGTCGTAAAGACAATGGTATCTATCTTGAGGTGTGTGATCCTGGTATAGCAGCACAGGTTAACCAAGCTCTTGGTCAAGCGTTTGAGATGTACGCTCAAGAGTATCAAGGCATCATTGATTCTGCTGATCCTGTTTCTTCCTGGACTTGTAAACTTCAGAAGACTGAACCTGGTGGTGGATACCATGTTTGGCATTGTGAGAATGGATCCTTCATTTATCGTGACCGTGTGCTGACATGGATGATCTATCTGAATGACATTCCCCCTGAGAATGGTGGGGCAACAGACTTTCTTCACCAGAAGAAGTCCTTCCACCCGACGCGAGGAACTGTTGTTCTTTGGCCTGCTTGTTATACTCACATGCATCGTGGTGCTTTCTTGACAGGTGACAAGGATAAGTACATTGCTACTGGATGGTTTAATCGTGAACCTGGTAATGTGACCAATAAGATTATTGGACAATCCCTGGGTCAAGTTAGTGATGAGGTTAAGTTGAACAATCGTGATTGATGATCATATTCACAACGATCACTAACGCATACGACACAATCCCGGATCATTATTACGATCCGGGCGTGAAGTATGTGCTTTTTTATGACAAACCGATTGAGCAGAAGGGACCATGGGAGTTCATTAAGATCCCAGAAGAAGGTGATCCTGTTCTAAAAGCATATCGTATCAGGTGTCTGTCTCACTTGTGGTTTGATGAACCGCATGTGTGGGTGGATGCCTGTTATCGTATGGATGAAACATTTGCTGACAGATCACGCGACATCTTACAACGTGAGATTACCCTACAGCATCACCCTGACAAGCGTACACTGCTGGGTGAGTTTATGAAGCTCCATAGGTGTGGTTTTGTGCCCGAGGATCGTCTTCTACGATGTGCTCAGGACATCCGATCGGTTGGTTATCGACCATCAACCTGGGATCACACTATTAACTGCTGTGTATGGAGACACAATACGCCAGCAGTGGTAGACTGGAACGTAGAATATTGGAGATGGTATAAAGACTACAAACTATATCATGGATGCCAGATCACTAGTGCTATTGCTGAGCACTTGGTCTTTGGTAAGAATGTTCCCAGGGTTGGGATGCAGGTTGACTTGAGTCAATCGACCCGTGCGAAGGAGTATCTACATAATTACACCTTTGTTGATAACACTGACGAAACTTTCCAGAAAAAAATTAGAAAAATTCTTGGTGCTATAGTATGATCATCTACTCCTGTATTACAAACTCATACGATAGAATCCCAGATCATTACTATGATCCTGATATAAGATACGTCATGTTCCATGACGGAACAGTCAAGCAAGAGGGTCCATGGGAGTTTATTAAACTGGACACGGATATCCAGTGTCCTCGTAGGTTATCAGCGTTCCCTAAGATCAATCCAGATGTTTACTTTGAAGAAGGTGAACGCACAGTATGGATTGACGCTTGCTACAAGATGACAAAGGAGTTTGTAGAGTTCTCTAAAAACATAACAGAGTTTACTATCCTCCGTCATCCAAATAGATTTAGTTATTATGATGAGATGCTCGAAGGATTCTTGTGCTCATTCTACACCTGGGACCAGGGCATTAGAATCACAGAAGAACTTGCCAAGGATGGATACAATTTTAGAGACTATCGTAGTCCTCTAGGGACAATTATATACAGAACAATAGATGATCAGACTCGTAAGTTTGACATGACGTGGTGGAAATATTTTGAGATGGGTCCTAATAGAGATCAGATATCTTTTGACGCAGCACTACAACTCAATGGTTTTAATCCCAATGTCATTGAAGATAGGAATGAGTGTGGCGTACCCCTAGGACATGACAATAAAGTTGGGAGACTTGGTAAGCATCCTAAAGATGGTGACCCAGACTGTACGCTTAGAAGAAAAGACTTTCTTTCTGCCTTACGAGATATTATTGGCATGTCGTACATCTATGCCAAGTTTGATCACTCATTCATGATAAATTTTAATGCTGATATACACATGCATTGAGAACAACTATTGTTCTTTGCCTTCTGAGATGCCACCAGGTCATGAGTACGTATGCTTTGGAGACGCCGAGGCAGTGGGTCCTTGGAAAGTTTATCCTAGTGTAGACTGTGGGCATCCTATAAGGACATCACGCTACTATAAAATCAACTGTCCCTTTGATGGACCAAGTATATACTGTGACGCTACAAAATTACACCTACTCAATGAGACTTTCTTTGATCTGAGTGAGGTTATATTTGAGAGTGAGAAGATGTTCTGTCTTCAGCATCCACATAGACACTCATACCTTAACGAGTGTATGGAGTATTATCGTAAAGGTTGGGTGGATTATGATAGTATAATTAGGTTCACTAATCATTTAAAGTCACTAGACTTTGACTTTACAGACTGGTTTTCCCCATTAAACACAATCCTGTGGAGAAATGACGAGCAGGAGTTTAATGAAAACTGGTGGGATCTGTATATGAAAGGTGGTATCAGGGACCAGGTATCCTATGGTGCCACGTTGTCTTTGATGGACAAAGACTTTGTATATGATTACAGCATTGAGTTTCTAAACCACTTTACCAATGCTGGTTACCAGGGTGAGTGGTGGGACACTCGTCAAGGTGACTACAAGTACCACAAGCCGAGTAACGAGTCACAGTTGCTGTCAGAATTGTGTATAATGACAGGACTCAGCAGGTTCCGTTACAAACCTTGCTGTAGGGTATGAGTATTTGTACCCTTGACCTGTAGCGTGAGTTACGCTATACTAAATAAAGTTACGAAATCGTTAGATATCGTTACAAACTCTCCGCAAACCGAGACCTCTAGGGAGTATAAATCACGTCTCTAATACCTGACCTGGAGGGTAGGTCAGGAATATTCTACCTAGTACCACCCCGTACTTATACATAACCCTTTTTCAAATGGCACAAGCTACAATCTCACGCCAGCAAGGCGTGTCTACCTGGGAGCAGTTCTGCTCTTGGGTTACTTCCACTAACAACCGTCTGTATGTCGGTTGGTTCGGTGTACTGATGATCCCAACTCTGTTGGCGGCAACCATCTGCTTCATCACCGCATTCGTCGCTGCTCCTCCCGTGGACATTGACGGCATTCGTGAACCCGTTGCTGGTTCGCTCATGTATGGTAACAACATCATCTCTGGTGCTGTCGTTCCCAGTTCCAACGCAATCGGTCTTCACTTCTATCCCATCTGGGAAGCTGCTTCGCTAGACGAATGGCTCTACAATGGTGGTCCTTATCAGTTGGTTGTTTTCCACTTCCTCATTGGCGTCTTCTGCTACATGGGTCGTGAGTGGGAACTCTCATACCGTCTAGGTATGCGTCCTTGGATCTGTGTTGCTTACTCTGCTCCCGTAGCAGCAGCATCCGCAGTCTTCCTCGTTTATCCTTTCGGTCAAGGTAGTTTCAGTGATGGTATGCCTCTTGGTATTTCTGGTACTTTTAACTACATGCTTGTATTCCAAGCAGAACACAACATCCTTATGCACCCGTTCCATATGCTCGGTGTTGCTGGGGTATTCGGTGGATCTCTTTTCTCTGCTATGCACGGAAGTCTGGTTACTTCCTCACTTGTACGTGAAACC